GCGGTTTTATAGGCTCGGGCAAAGACACCGTGGCCGACTATCTAGTTAATTTTCACGAATTTCGCAGAGAAAGTTTTGCTTCAACTCTCAAAGATGCTGTGTCAAGTGTATTTGGTTGGGACAGAACCATGCTTGAAGGCAGAACTAAGGAAGCACGTGAGTGGCGTGAACAGGTAGATCCGTGGTGGGCAGAACGCTTAGACATGCCTACATTAACTCCTAGATGGATTCTACAATACTGGGGCACAGAAGTTTGCCGGAAAGCATTTCACGATGACATCTGGATTGCCAGTCTAGAAAACAAACTCCGTCTAAGCAAAGACGATGTGGTAATTAGTGATTGCCGATTTCCAAACGAAATTGCCAGTATTCGCAATGCTGGCGGCAAGATTATTTGGGTGCAGCGTGGTAACTTACCCGATTGGTACCAAATAGCCCTTGATGCAAATGCAGGTCATAATTATGCAGTTCAGGCCTTAAAAATGCAGAAAATTCACGCCTCAGAAACTGCTTGGGTAGGCACTGACTTTGATGCTATTCTGGATAATAATCATACCATTGATAATTTATACAGACAGGCTGCTCTAATAATCAGCGATGAGATCACCTTGACGCCACGTGATTCCCTCTTTGCCTAAGACAGCAGCGCAGTTCAAACACACGGTTTTGAGATTAGCAGGTCTACAGTTATTAAGATTTTCATCTATGTGGAACACACGAAATACCTCAGCGTGTTGAGATCGATACCCGCATTTTTCACACACGGGTTTAGGCTTATATCCTGCTCGTTGCCAACGAGGTACGTGAGCTCCTGCACCGTGTGCTAAACAGATTTCACACAGTGTTCTATAGTAGACACGAGTGTCTTTATGGTAATTAATGGCTCGGGGCCGCTGTGCGCAGGCCTTACAGAGTGGTCGCATTTGATATTTACCTTTTATACCCCTTTTGTTATGTGCCTAACTCGCTGTTTTTGGAACAGTATGCTAAATATTATGAGCAACTATTACCAGGAGAATAGGCGATATGGCACTAACATCACCAGGCGTACAAGTTACGGTAATCGACGAGAGTTTTTATACACCAGCAGAACCTGGTACCGTTCCTCTTATCGTTGTAGCTTCCGGCCAAGACAAAACCAATGGAGCTGGTACAAGCACAGCTTCGGCAACAACCAAAGCTAATGCTGGCAAAGCATTTAAAATTACCAGTCAACGAGATCTTGTAGATCTATTTGGTATACCGTTCTTTGAGCAGACAGCGAGTTCAACTCCTATCCATGGCTCGGAACGCAACGAATATGGACTTCTAGCAGCATACAGTCTGCTAGGAGTTAGTAATGCTGCATTTATTGTTCGTGCTGATGTGAATCTAGACGAACTTGCAGCAGAAGTTGATGCCCCGGGAGCGAATCCTTTAAACGGCAAATGGTGGATGGATACACAGGCTACAACCTGGGGTATCCAAGAATGGAACGGTCAAGCAGCTTCAGTGGCAGGTGGACAAAAATTCACTAACAAACTACCTATTATATTAACAGATGCAGACAGTCCGGCTAAAGTTACAAATAATGCTCCTAAAACATCAGTAGGACAAATTGGTGATTATGCAGTAGTGTTTGAAACCGTAGGCGCCTCTACATACACACACGCCAACGATATAGCAAGAATCTACTACAAGTCACCAGGCAATGGCGGCATTGCAGGCGGCGCAACTGCTGTTGCTGCAGGAGCGTGGGTGCTGGTTGGATCACCAGCATGGAAAGCCAGTTGGCCTGTGGTTTCTGAAATAGTATCAGCTGTAACCGGAACACTGTTCATTAACAATGTTCAACTAGGTGCAGCATTTGTTGCCGCTTCAGCCAGTGCAATCGCTACACGTATTCAACAAACCGCAATTGAGGGAATCACAGCACAGGCAATAGATGGTAGACTATACATTTATTCAAACGGATATACATCTGATACCCAAGACAGTACACTGGGTCAAGGTAACATAACCCTAACCGATGGTACCGGAGCATGGGCTACCAGTACTGCATCGATTGTAGGCACATATCTTGCACCTAAACTACAACAGTCTCAGCATACTTCAGTACCCGCATACAAGAGTTCAGAAAATGCAGGCACTGTAAATGGAGTAGCAACTGGCAGTGTGTGGATTAAGACCACTGAACCCAATGCAGGAGCTCGTTGGAGAACCAAGCGTTGGAGTTCAGCTACTGAATCCTGGGTAGCCGCAGAAGCTCCTATATATGCATCTACCAATGCAGCACTGTTTAACTTGGATCGCAGCGGTGGCGGCGCAGGTATTTCAACAGATGCATTATTTGTACAAAGTAATGCACAAGAAAACAGCGGATTCGATTCCGACCCTGAAACTGTAGAGTTTCGTATGTGGTACAGACATCTTGCAGCCGGTCAAAGCACCAGTATCACATCTAATATAATTAAGAGTGGTACACTTACCGGAGCAAAAACATTTACACTGTCAGAATCGCTGGTTGGTACACTGGCACTAGACACTGCTAAACCGTTGTCATTTACCGCAGTTGGTACCGCAGCTGATGCCGACACAATCGCTGCTGCTATTAACGCAGCTGGATTTACAAATATTGCGGCTTCAGTAATAACAATAAGCAGTACAGCTCCTACTTCTGCTAGACTAGTGATCACACACACCAAAGGCGGTGATTTTAGACTAACAGACGGTACCGGTACTCCATTGAACACTCTGTTCACAGTCTATAATCTCAGCACAAGACAAGGCACAGAAAATTTATATAATCTTTCATTAGGCAGCGGCGCAACAGGGGCAGCAGACCTTGCCACAGGCGCTGCACAGGATTATTTGGTATCGGGTTGGAAACCTCTAGCTGCTCAAGATCCAAGATTTGCAGCCGGACCAGATGCACCGCTTAATGAACCAGCAGATCAACAGTTGTGGTATAATCCCAACTTTGCTGATGTGGATATCATGGTTCACAACGGTAACACCTTTGTAGGTTACAGGCATTCTTCAGCACCGTTTTATGAAGTTGCAACGGCTACACTGAGAACAGGATATCTACCAATTGTAGCTGCCAGCAATCCGTATATTGCCAACATTACAGTGACTGGCGATCTATGGATCAGCACAGCTGACCTAGACAACTATCCAACAATTTACAGATACAACAGCAACCTCACAGACATAGGTGATGCTACACTGCGTTGGGAATTAGTGGACAAGACCGATCAAACCACAGAAGAAGGTGTGTTGTTTGCAGATGCTCGTTGGAATACCACAGGCACAGGTACAGCACAATCTACTCTTGAGGATCTCATTACCAACAACTTCTTAGATCCAGATGCACCCGATCCAGCATTGTATCCTAAAGGTATGTTGCTGTGGAATCTAAGACGCAGTGGTGGAAATGTCAAACAGTATCAAAATAATTACATAGACACTGCCAGCAACAACCCAAGAACCAGTGCAGGTACACTAGCAGGTTCAGCCTTCGTTAGTGGGTCTGGAGTGAGTATGTCCGGCTACTATCCAGATCGTTGGGTCACAGCTTCCGGCAACAATGAAGACGGTTCAGGCAGTTTTGGTCGCAAGGCACAACGCAAAGTGGTCACACAGGCTCTGAAGTCAGTGATTGACACCAGCCAAGAGATCCGCGATGAAGAACGTAGAAACTTCAACATCATAGCCTGCCCTGGATATCCAGAAGCAATGAGCAATTTGGTTAATCTTAACATTGACCGAGGCATTACTGCATTTGTCGTAGGTGACACACCATTGAGACTGCCTGCAGATGCTACTTCACTGACCAACTGGGGAACTAATGCAGAATTAGTCACAGACAACGGCGATGACGGTATTGTGACCTATGATGAATATTTGGCCACATACTATCCAAATGGATTTACCACGGATCTAAGTGGAGCTAACGCAGTGGTTCCAGCAAGTCATATGATGCTGAAGACTATTGCACTCAGCGACAATGTCAGCTTCCCATGGTTTGCACCAGCAGGTACACGACGCGGCGGTATTACTAATGCCACAGCAGTGGGTTACATTGATGCAGCTACAGGTGAATTCCAAACAGTGGCACTGAACGAAGGACAGCGTGATACACTGTATGATCTCAAAGTTAACCCGATTCCATTCTTCAATGGCGTGGGACTAGTAGCATACGGCCAAAAGACTCGTGCAAGAAATGCATCAGCATTAGATCGTATCAACGTAGCACGTTTGGTGGTATATCTACGCAGCCAGTTGAACAAGTTGGCTCGTCCATATTTGTTTGAACCCAACGATAAGATTACCAGAGACGAAATCAAACAGGCCGTAGAAAGTTTATTACTAGAATTGGTAGGATTGAGAGCACTCTACGACTTCGCAGTTGTGTGTGATGAAAGCAATAATACTCCAGCTCGTATCGATCGCAATGAATTGTATGTTGACATTGCCATTGAGCCAGTGAAAGCCATTGAGTTCATCTATATTCCATTGCGTATCAAGAACACAGGAGAAATTTAAAAATGGCAATTACATCGCTTAACAATATTGGTATTCCAACTACCAACGCAGCAGGCAGCACTCAGGTGCTGTTAATGCCAAAACTAAAATATCGTTTTAGAGTTACACTGTTGGGATTTGGAGTTGCCGCAGCCACTGAACTTACCAAGCAGGTACAGGATGTTACTAGACCTAAGGTGTCATTCGAAGAAATGACACTGGATGTTTATAACTCCAAGGTAAAATTGGCAGGCAAACATTCGTTAGAACCAGTGACCCTAACACTGCGTGATGATGCCAGTGGTCAAGTACAGAAATTAGTCGGACAACAGATCCAGAAACAGTATGACTTCATGGAACAGGCGTCTGCACGTTCAGGTATTGACTACAAATTTACCATGCGTATTGAAGTGCT